TGCTTCACCGATTAATTCTAAATTTGTGTTTGTGACTGTTCCCCAAGTTCCTGACGCATCTCCTGTCGCCATTTCGTTAAGTCTTAGATCATTTACGTATGTACTAGCCATTTTTATTCTCCGTTTTGATTATACCTTATTTTCATAATATTATGCAACTTCTTGCCAATTAGGTGTTTGTGAAGTAGAAACTTCTGTGTATGTTGTTGATACACCTTGAGCTACTTGTCCCCAAACATTAATTGTACCTAGTACAGAAGTTAATTCGAAACCTTCTGTGATTGTAACATTTGCATTAGCTTTCGGCGTTACGTTTCCTAAAGCACTTGTACCAGCAAGTCCTGTCATATCCAGGACGTTATTGGTAATTAAAGACTCTAAACCTAAAGCCGAAGTTCCTACATTACCAATGACTGCTACATTAGCAGCAGCTGATACTGATTCATCTCCTAATTCACTAGCTGAAGCAACTGCTGATACACCTGTAACTGCCGCGGCTTGTACTGCTGTTCCATTATCTAATGTTGTAGTTCCTACAACATTTGTAACTGTTATATTAGCAGCAGCAGTAACTGTTTCACTACCTAAGGAAAGTGTACCTACGTTTCCTGTAACAGAAACATTTACTGTGGTAGCTCCAAAGATATCAGCTCCCCAAGTACTTCTACCCCAACCAGTTGCCATTTAAATTCCTACGCTATTCTTATAATAGCGTTACTTGCATCAGCAGCTGGAAATTGAATTGTAAAATCTCCTGCTGTAGAAGTTTTATCACCACCAAAAGCCAAAACTGCAACTGCTTTATCACTATTAGTGTCGTTATAAATTAAAGCACCATTAGCAGTAACTGTAGCATTACTGAATGTTAAATCAGCAAAGTCTGTAAATGCTGTAGTTCCTGAAGATGTAGGCGTTACATTTGTTAATGCAGCTCCTGTTGCTGTATAGTTTGTACCACTAGCTTCATTCGTACTTGAATATGCAGTTGTACCTGCACCTAAAGATGCAGAGCTTGTGTACAGGGCTAGTTTAAAACTATTACCTGAACTGTTTGTAAAATTATGTGTGCCTGTTAATAGCTCTACTTTAAACGAAGTACACATTGCTTGAGATATAGCCATTATAGCCTCCTTATTATTTCAGCCATTTCTTTATGACCTTGTTTATCTAATAAACCCGCTACAGTAGCTCTATCACTTGCTATAGCTTGTTTCATATATAACAAAACAACTATTTGTATAGTTTCTTTAAATGCTTCAGCTTGAGCTTTGACCATAGGGTCTGCATTATCAGAAACTGCAACTAATCGTTCCATTATTCTTTCAGTCCAATACTCTGGACTTAAACCTTCATTTTGCGTAGTCTTAACTCCAACGCTACCTAAATTACTTGTTACGTCTACACTAAACATTTTCTATTCCTTGAGGCATTAATTTCATTTGATCATTTCGAGCTTCATCTCTTACGTCTTTAAACTCCCCTAAAAGTTTTAACATAGCTAAAGCTTCTTGAAATTTTTGTTCATATAACATAATAGTTTCTGGACCTGATTTCATAAAAACGGCTCCTTCTACTAAAGTTCCATATAACATAGCATTGGGGGCATTTTCAGATAGCCAACTTTGATTATTATCCCCCACTGTTGTTAGAGAAGCGGGTCTGTAGTTATAATGTAATTCAAAATCTAAAGCACTAGCAGGCGTTGGTGCCATTATAAAAGTGTCGTTATCGAATAAAGCATAGTAAAGGGGTTGCCCTGTTGTGGCTCGTGCTGGTGTGTAATCCCTGATCCAGGAAACATGTTTAAATAATAAATAGCTATAATTACTGCTTGAATCTATAACTGCTAAACTAAACGGTGATAAAAAATCACTAGGTGTTTGTAAATACTCAACGTTAGCAGAAGCATTACCTGTTACGTTTTTACGAAAAACAGGTAGTTGAACTGATTTTAAAAGTCGTTCTTCAGCTGTTTGTATAAAAGTATCTAACGTATTAACGAAAGTTGTTTCATCATTGTCTAAATAGTTTTGAATTGTGGTTTTTAAACCACTGTATGTGAAACCTGCCATTAAATTAACACCTCTACGTTTCCTATAGAAACATCTGCAAAAACTCCTTTAAAGTCAGTTCCTATTGGATCTGATAAAAAAGTCATACCTGCTGCAGAAGGTTCTTTAGTGATTATAACTCCTAACTGACTTTGTGGTAAAGAAACCTCAGGACGTGGTTTCCATATTGCTTCTGGATCAGCACTTATATGTGGTGGTTCAAGTTGAGGGTGTTTGGGCTCGTAACACTCATGACATGTTCTAAAGTTTTCCCAATTACTTTTTACTGATTTATAAGGGTATCTAAAACCGCAAGTATCACATATAAAGTAAGCGTATTTTCCCGAAGCGTAAGCCATTAAATATACTCGTGTTTAGGAACAATCCGTAAAGGAGAACGGTCTTCGTCATAACGTATAGCGTTAGCTAAGTCTTGTTCATATTGTTGTTTAATTATCGGTAATTTTTGAGTATTCTTTTTTAAACATAGATAATAAGCTAATCCTGAAACTAGGCAAGGCATAAATCTTGTTGGAATGTCAACATCATTTATTTGTGCGTTAGCGTCTTCTATTGTACGCCAAACATAGTAAACGAGTTTGTCAGTTGAGTTCTCGGGTGTTGGGTAAAGATGAATAACAGGAGACTTTAATCTTTCTAACCAATAATTTACTGTTCTAGCTTTAACTGATTTATTTGGAATATTGATAAATTCATTTCTATCTATTCTATCTAGTGTGTAATCAGTAATTATATTGTTTTCAGTTCTTTCAATATACGCGTCTAAAATGTCTATATCCGAAGCATTAATAGTGTATTCGCTATCTCCTTCGGTAAGAATAAGTTCTACTTTGGTGACTTCCCACATTTGAATACCTCTGTTTGACCAATCTGCAAACATGATATTTAAAGAACGACGAGCAGTAATAGAATCATAAGAAGTACGAGCTTCTAAACCTGCAAGCTCGTACGCTTCTTCTATTGCGTTCGCTACATCTAAATTAAATGCACGAGTTCCTGATGTTGCCATGTATCTTAAGCGTGAAATACAGTCATGGTTAAGAATGTTGATACTGTGTATTCAATATAAATACCTGCATCAAAAAGCACACCTTCATCTGGTATTACTACATCTCTTGTTGCGTCTGCATCACCTACAGAACTTAATCCCATAATACTTGTTCCTGAAGGAGAAGTATTTAAAAAATCTACAGTACCTGCTGTTGCTGTACTTGTTAAATAAATTCCTTTAAGTCTGCTTCTTCCTGAAAATACAACATCTGCTGCTGAACCATTAACACCTGCTGAAACATTACCTGCTGGATTACCAACTGCTGAAATACCTGATATAGTTTTAAAAAACTTAGTACCCGTAGCCGTTCCTGCATTAGCTCCTGTAATAGATTCTGTTTGAGCATCTCCATTAACATCAGTACCCGTAACAGTAAAGGACTTAGCAGCATCATTGCCCGCAGAGAGAATAGTTACTATTCTTCCGTGACTAAGTGCAACTGCACCACCAGAAGCTAACGCTCCCCCTATTACGAGGGCTGCGTTATTTCCAACTGAAGCTGCTACTGATATTCCATCGGCATCTAAAGCAACTGTGTCCGCAGTAATTGTTACTGCTTTTACATCTGAATATCCTGCCATAATTTACTCCTTACGCTATTTGCGTATATTCAATAATGAACGTAAAAGAACCTGCAGTTGTAGCATTTACTGTATTAGTAATGTTACAAAAAATATTTCTTGCTGTGTCTGTGTATTGAACAGAAGCTGGAGCTGTTGTTCCATCTTGTGTTTGAAGCACTAAAGCAGTTTGAGTTACGTTGTGCACAACGACAGTTGTACCGCCATCAAGTATTTCATCAGTTTGAGCTGCAACAATTTGTGCTCCTGAGCTTGCAGTACCTACTTCATAACCTATATCTCCAGTACCGATTACTGGTGCGACATCACAGAAAATTTTAATATCTGTAATAATTGTGTTAGCTGGTTGTACAAATGTACCGATACTTGGTGAATCACCTGCTGTAGTGTTTACTGTTACACCTGATACAAAACCTACATGTTTTACATATTTGTTAGTAACAATACCTGTTGATGCGATATCTACTACATCAGTTTCTGCACCAGTAGAGCTGTTTACTGAGATTACCTTAAAACCATTTTCGGACCTGACTGGTCCATTAAATGTTGAGTTTGCCATAATTTCCTCCTCGGGAAATAAGTTTTATCATCTTGGCTTGTCTGCTAGGTCAGTTGATAAAACAATTATTTAAATCCTAGTGTTTTGATTGTATATCATTCATTCAAAAAAGAAAAGGGAGCCGAAACTCCCTTTCCTATGGTTACATAAATAAATTATGCTCCAGGAGAACCGAAGATTCCTCTCCAGTCACTGAATCCAAAACTATAACGTTCTCTAGCTTTGTATCTTACATTACCAGTTTCGAAGTCTCCTTCCATACTAGTTGATACAGGCGTTCTAACGAAATGTTTAAGTCCGTTTGGTACGTCAGTTTTGATAAAGAAAGCATCAGTATCTGTTAAATAATGATTAACGACATAGCCTTCTGAGACCATTCCCATATTTCTAATCGCGTTAATGTCATTATCCGAAGTACCGACTCTTCCAGGAGTTTCCATTAATCTATCTGCTACGAATTGTAAAGCAGGTGGAATAATTAATTTCCTTGCTTGTGCATTAACCTTAAGGTTTCTTTCATCTCTGAAGTCAGCGATATCGATTAACGCTTGTTCTAATGAAGTTTCATTAAGATCAGCTGCAGTTGATAACTCATTTCTTAAATCAACGTTAGCAACAGTGGGGTGGTCAGTAGCACAAAGCTCTTTTCCATCTCCACCAACAAAAGAAGAACTAAACGCATTATTTAATACGTTAGCTGCTTTCACTTGTTTTGTGTTTTGCATTGATCTAGCTAAAGCTCTTGTGTATCTAGAAGAAAGAGTATCGTAGAGATTATCTTCGATTGCTTCTTCTGTTAACGCAAATGCTAAGGCTACAGTTTCATGAGTGTAACGAGACGTGAAAGACTCTTGAGCTGTGTCATATATGACCGCGGCTCCTTCGCCTTTAGTTGGTGCGTCTGCAAATCCACTTAACATTACTTCTTCCTCAAAAGCTCTTTCAGAACTTTCAGTGTCGAAAATGTCTTCGTGTTCGTTATTGTATCTCTCATACTCTAATCCAAAAAGAGCATGGAGTCCTGGTACTAGTTCTTTGACTAGTTGGGCTCTGTTAATTGCCATTGTTTATGCTCCTTTTATTAGACTGCAAATGTGTTAGTCGGGAACGTAAAGTATCCTCTCGCATTAGCACCAATTGAGTTGCTAGGTTGCGAAGCGAATCCTACGTGTAACGCTACACCACTTGAAGTAGTTGCTGTGACCCCTTCCTTTGATCTACCAGTAGTTGTACTACCCGCAGTTGTCGAAAGAGTGTATTTAGAACCGATAAAACTTACCGCAGGAGTTCCCGCTGTAAATTGAGCTTCGTAAACGATCGCTGGATCATTGTATACGAGAGCTTGTGCATCTGCTCCACCTAATGTCGCTGTGCTGCCAGTCCAAACTTTTGAAAAAGTTGGGGTGCCATCAGTAGCGGTAAAGAAAACCCCATAAAACACACCTATGGGTGCACTAGTCGCCGTGCCTTGAATGACATAACCACTTGATAAAGTTACAACATCACCTGAAAAGATTGATGCTGAAGTTTCACTAGCGATTCTCATTTCTGCAGGACGAATAACACCACCATACATATGATATGCGGGGGTAAAACCATCTGGTTTATCTATATTAGCCATGATTATCTCCTTTGCTTATATATATTGTTATTATTAATTTCCTTTGTCAGTAGTCTTACTACCGAAAGCAACTTTAGAACTCCTTTGGATATCACTATCTTTTATAGGCATTCTAGCGTCACTCTCTCGCATATAGTTTTGGTCTACACCGTCCATAGCAGATTCTGCTTGGTTTTGATAGTACGCTGTGCGTTCTTGTGCGGTCTCAACTGGTACTTTAGCGAGAATTAAACCTCCAACCCCAATTATTCCTTTATTGCTGCCGCTATCTACTGTAGGTGCTTCGAATTCAGGATAATCTTCTGCTCGCACAGGTTCATAACCTTCTCTAATACGTTTAGACATATTAGATTTATCGTCTGCTCCCCTAGTAGCTTCACGAATCCACCTGAATTGGTATCCAGGAGGTGCTTCTGGTGCGTCTAACATAGACGGGGGTTTCCAAGGCGTTCTGCGAGTTTGAGAGTCTCGTGTCTCTGCAGATCGTGAGTTACGATCAGTGGTGACTTCTGTTTTAATGTCGTCTGTCATTTTTATACTCCTTCTATATGCTTAGCATACTCTTCAAGTGGCACATTTAGTCTTTTAGCTATTGCTACTTGACTAGGTGACAACTTTATTTTGCGTGATGATTTTTTACCGCTAGCCCCTCGACTAGTAGCAGCAACCTGTTGCACGGGGGCAGATTGCTCTTCTGAAAACTTGTGTGGAAAATTATCTCTCATACGTTTATCAACTTCTGAGTAGTAATCATTAGAAGTAGGGTCAAAACCACTATCTACTAATTCTTTATGTACTCCAAAAGCTGCAAAAGTCATTGCTTGATCATCTCCGAACCATTTATTGTTGCTAGCCCATTCTTCTGCCTTAGGGTCTGGTCTTGATTCCTGAGGTTGTAACGTAGGTCTATATTCTTCAACAGGAACTTCTTGTGAAGTGTTTTGCTCTCTGATTTGTTGTTGAGCAGATAACCTTCTAAGGTTTTCTGCTTCAGCACTTGCTCTAGAAAGTTTTTCTGTAGCATCTGCAATAGCATCACCGTCTCCTGTTTCTTGAGCGTTCTTTAAATAAGACTTTGCTCTTTCAATATCCGATTGTACCCTATTGTCATACTCTTTGAAAAGAGATGAGTCAGAGTTTTTTAATTTTTCTTTTAAACTAGATGCGGTTTGATTTACGCTTTGAGCGTAATTGACTGCTTCATCTCGCTGTCTTTCTGCTTCTCGCATTTTATACGTTAGTTTATCAATACGTTTTTGTACTGATTCACTAATTTGGTCTAGTTCATCTTTTGTTTGATTTTCTTCAACAGATGTTTCTTCAATTACTTCCGCAGTAATTGAATCGTCTACATCAGCTGCTCTTATGTCAACTTCCCCTTCTGGAAGTTCTAGTTCTATGTTTTCTGCTTCTTCTTGCATGAGTCCTCCTCAAGTTGTTATGATAAAATTGCTTCGGGGTCGTCAATAGTTGCTAAAATCTCATCATCATTTAAAAGACGCATATCGCCACCTTCTATTTGAAAACGAGCTCCCGCATATCTACCGAAAATCACCCAATCACCTTCTTTGCACCAAGGTCCTTCTGGAAACTTATGTGGGTCACTGTACGCGTCTGGTCCTGTAGCGACAACATAACCAACAACGGTTGCAAGTCTTTCCTTGTCAACAGTTGATTTAGCTAAATGTATGCCACCTTTAGTTACATGCGATTGTGTAAAAGGTAATATTAAAATACGATACCCCGTAGGACGTGGTAACGATTCTGCATGAGAGTCTAAGTTATCTGGTGTGATTACGTTTTCTGAAACCATTTCAGGAACATTATCACTACCAAAGTCTCTTAAAACTCTGTCTGGAACTATTTTTGTTTCGACTTCATTAGTCATTTGCATCCTCCATATTAGAATGTAAAGTTTGAATTTCTTGTTCAGCTAAACTCAAACCTGCTATTTCCCCGACAATCCGTTGGTATTGTTCAATGTTCTCAATACTACCTGCTGCCAGCGTTTGCGTGAGAGCATCTATTCTCTCACGATACTTGCGGAGCAAATGCTCCGTCGCTAAGATATAATCCATTTATTTAATGTAATTATACCAAAGAAGTCCTTTAGTTTGTCCGTAAGCAGCTTTCATTTTTGACTCCTTACCAACAACATTTCCTTTCGCATCCGTATTCACTTCTCCTGCGGTAACAGATTGAACTTTAGTAGAATCAGTTATTGCTGGTTCACTAGGTGCACTTCTATTAGCCTTTTTTGAAGGTGACGGATACGCTTTCATTTTATCATCGTAATACTCTCGCATTATATTTCTCCGTTTTGGTTTCTACTTTCACGAACTGTTTTTACTAGATCGTTATAGTTCTTATCAGCATCAGTTTTTGCTTTCAACTCTAATTGTTGTAATTCTATTGCAGCTTTAGTATCCGATACTCTTAAATCAGCTTCTATTTTTTCACGTTTAATTTGTGCATCTAATTGAGCTTTTTGTAGTGCTAATTCAGCGTCTCTAACATCGTCAGTTTCTTTTTGCATTAATTGTTCTTTTTCTAACGCTAGTTGTTGTTGGAACATTTGCATTTGCGGTGTTTGTTGTGCTGCTGCTTGAGCTTGTGCCATTGCTTGAGCTTGACCCGTAACTTGTTGTGTAGCTTGTGCCGCCATAGTAGCTATTTGATTCATAATTTCTGGTGGCATTTCTTCACCGATAGGTGGTAACGGTTGACCTAATGCTTGTTCTATTTGTTGTCTATATAACATTGCTTGATGTTCTTGTATGTTGGCTCCTATTGACTTCATGGCTACAGGATTTTTTTGTACCATAGGGTTTTGCATAAACGCTGAATGCGAAGCAATATACGCTTCATGGTTTTGAAAATCGTAAGCTTTTATCGGATTACCCGTAATAACTGCTTGTTCTTCACTAATAGGGTCTCTAGCAGGTACTTCTTTTTTCTCAGGTAATACTGAATCAATATCTTTAATATTTAAGGCTATATACATTTTACGATAAGCTGCTCTTAAGTCATGTAACTGCGGAGCGGATTGTGCCATTTGTAATTGTGTTTGAGCTAATGTAATTCTTTGAGTCATACTGAATATGTTAGGGTCACTAACAGGTATCACATCTATAGAACTATCAAAATCTTCTTTAAATACATTTTCTGAAGCACCTTGTACTTGATATGGGTATTGTGGTGGTAAAAACTCACCAAAAACTCTTTTTAATATTTTAAATTCTGTTCTTTGTGCGTAATGTAATCTTTTATGGATTGCGGACATAACTCGTTGTCCTTTTTCCATTAAAGCTACCGTAGTACCTACAGGAGCTTCAGAGTTACCGTCTCCTGTTGGATCTTCTACAGTTGCAGCAAATCGTTTACCAGAATCTACTAATGCTCCTAATAATTGCGTTAAAGTACCGCTTGGCTCTTTATATGGTAATGGAAGGAAAGCATCTTGTAATCTGCCTCCTGGAGCGTCTACATCTCGCCATTCTCCTGGCTGTAATGGGTCATCGTGACGTTGAATATTTAATCCACGTGATTTAAAACCTGCTGGAAGGTTAGAAAGCGTACCTGCGTCTATTAATTGACGTAAAATTGCAGTAACCGACTTAGTTAAGCCTCCCATCATGTGAATTAACCCAAAACCGTAAAAACCCAGTCCTGGAAGGAACTTATAATGCGTAAAATGCTCTATTTTTCTTCGCATAGGGTCATTTTCGTTATAATTAGGTCTTATTGATAATACTTCGTTGTTATCTTTACAAATAGTTACTATATACGGCAGTGCTAACCCTGTTTCTTCACCATTTTCGTTTGTATCTTCGAAACCTGCTAAATCTAAGTCAACATGCATCTCTAATAGGGTAAATTCTTCATCAGTTATTGTTCTAGATATGCCTTGTAGCTCCTCAATCTTTTCATCTATATCAGATGTGTCAGAAGCACTACTTGGTGCCATCATTTCGGTGTCTCTATAGAACCCTGATAACTGTAATTTACGTAATTCGTTCTCAGTCATGTGGATAACGTGGGTAATTCGTGGTGCACTAAGTAAATCTACTGCGTAATACGGTACAACTAAGTGTTCTGATTTAACAAAACGAGCTACAGCACGTCCTAACGACGGATCGTAATAAACTTTTTTAAATGCGGAACCTGATAACGGTAAATAAAACAATAATTGATCCATTTCAGGATCGTATTCTTCCATTTTATAAGTTATTTGATAATTCATGAAGTTTTTAACTCTATTAGCTTTTTCAACTTTTGAGTCATCCATCATTCCTAAAACTTCTGTGTCTACAGGTCCACCTGCAGGCAACATTTCTTTATACGCTTGGGCTTGGAATTGGGTTACGGCTTCTGCAAGTATCGGGTGATGAACTCCTGAAGCTCCAACAAAAGGTTGTGACCTAGAATCTGAACGTACACCTAATAAATCTAAACCTTCTGAATAAGTTTGAAACCAATCATCTCTTGATTCTAAATCATCTTCGTAAGAAGACGTTAATTCTGAAGCTATTGATCTTAATTCTCTTTCATCTAATGTTTCTGCTAAATTTTCTCCAAACTTAGAGGGTATTTCTTCTGGCATTTCACTGCCTAAAATAGCGGAGCCGTCGGGTTGTAGAAAAACTTCTGTTTCTTCTTCGGGTTGCTGCATTATTTCTAACTCTATTTCTTCTTGAGGATTAGAAAGCACAGATAAAGGTTGTTTTTCAATAGCCATGGATGTACATCATATTACGTATTTCATTAATAATAAACCCTTTCGCCGCCGAAATATTCTTCTTCGTCAACATAGTCACTGGTTAGTTGTAAAAAACCACCTTCTCTAAACCTTGCTAACGCTAAAGTAGTAGCATCAACTAAGTCATCATTTTCTCCCGATGGAAAATCAGAAACTTCTTCCATTAATTCTTCACCGAATCTATTATCAGGAACCCAGACTCTACCGTCTTGGAAAATAGGTGAAACAGAATTTAACCTAGCGATTTTATCTTGACCTTTTCCTGGAGAAAAAGTATTTACAGGAATACCAACTCTACGTAATTCTTGTACTAATGGAATCCCTGAAGCTTTAGCTTCGATAATTACGGTATCGGGTTGCCAATAATCGTATAAACGTAATGCTTCTGCTTTTAGTTCAGGAAAATCAAAACGTTCTTTTATACAATCTATTAAAATTAAATGAGCTTCGTTACCATGATATGTTTCTTCGCCTATTTTACCTTCAGGATAAAAAACTCCCCATGTGGTTATAGCGGTAAAGTCAGCTCTTTCTGATTTTAAAAATGCGGTATCGTAACTTTGTATTAAATAATCACATTTAGGTGGTTTGTTTTCATCCCAAACATTAAACCATTCTTTAGGGATAATCGAAATACCTTCACCTGTGGGACGTTGCATATATTGTGCCGCCCATTTAGAAGGACTAACCGAAGCCTTAATACTTTCTAATTCTTTTAACTTCCAAAAATTTTCCCAAAGCGGTTTGCCTGAAGGTAATATTGCAGGAAACTCTATAATTTCCCATTGATCAGCTCCTTCATCTTGTGCCATTTTTCTAGTTAAACGACCTGTTAAATCTTTTTTATTCCAACGCGTCATAACGATAACGATTGCACCTCCTGGTTGTAATCTTTGTCGTGGACCCGACATATACCATTCGTAAGCTTCTTCTAAAGCTTTATCAGACATAGCGTCTTGCTCTGAATGCGGGTCATCAATAATAAATAAATCTGCACCCCTTCCCGCTAACGCACCACCAATACCTGCGGCATAGTATTCCCCGCCTTTATTAGTTAACCATTTACCCGCGGAACGACTATCGGCTTTTAGTTGTGTTTCTGGAAACAACTCTTGATATTCTTCGCCGTCAATTAAATCACGAACTTTTCTACCAAAGTTAACGGCAAGGTCGGCGGTGTGTGTTGCTTCAATAATTTTTAATTTAGGATTTTTACCTAACAAATATGCAGGAAATAAATGCGAAGCAAATTCAGATTTAGTATGTCTAGGTGGCATATTTATTATTAAACGTTTTAATTTACCACTCGCTATATCATCAAAAGCTTTTGCCATTTTTACGTGGTGGTCTCCTGTAATAAATTCTTTCCAAATAGATGTTACAAAATCCATAAAAGTACTTGTTGACTTTTCTTGAAACTCACGTTTAGTTAATTCTTCTAATAAAATCGTAAACTCTTTAGCTTCCGATTTAGTTAGGTATTCCGTGTTTATGGATTTAAGAGCTTTTAGCTTATCAGCGTTTTTTGTCATTATTTAGTTAATAATCGTATAAATTCATCAATGTCATCATAAGGTACTTCTTCTAAAATATCTAAAGTGTTTTTAGGGTCTAAAGAAATTACAGTATTTCCGTAATTTTTAGATGCTAATCTTCCTAAATTAGCAGTAGGAAATTTTATTGCATCAAAACCTAAATCCATAATTCCTTGTCCAACTTCTTTATCAAAAAAAGTAGGAGCTGCAGTGCCTCGTCTAATTTGTGAAACTTGATAAGCAGGTTCGGTGGTTTTAAATCGGGTTGTACCTGATTCAAATCGGGTTGTTGGTCGGTTAAGAAAGTCTATTTGAAGATTTCTTAATGTTTTATCAACTTGTTTGGGTGTGTTCGATACGTCTAAAACATTGCTAAAATTAGGACGAGTAATATAGGCTGATCCAGGACGACCTTTAGAAATTTTTCCTTCAGTAAATATTTTAATTCTAGGATCGTTAAATTTATCAGCTAAATAAACTCCACCTTCGGAACCATAGCCTTCAGGTAATTTAAGACTTTTAATACCTGTTGTTTGACTACCGTGGAATAAACTACTTGGTTCTTTTATCGCACTTAAAATACCTGTGTTTTTTGCTTTTCTAGCAGCCTCTATCCCCAGCAGATCATGACCTGTTTCTTTTACTATATCAGTATTAATAATTTTTTCTTGTCCTACTAACCTAGCTTCCTCTCTTTTTAATCGAGCAAGAGTCTTTGCATTATCTTCTGTAGCACTGTTTTTAGTTTCTCTTTTAATAGCTAATCTAACTTTTTCTAATTGTCTAGTAACATCATTAAATCGATTATACAAAGCTATCGGAATATCACTCAGTATAGTAGCTCCTTTTACTCCTGCTCCTGCTCCACCAATTAAATTTAACGGATCCATAAGGAAGTCTGCAGTGCCTTTACCGAAAGATTTTAATTTCTGATAATCAGGTTTATTAGCAATATTAGGATTTATTGTTTCGATAAGCCCCGCTAATCCATCACCTTTCATATTGTTGATTAGTTGTTCTAAAGAACCTACTTGTGGTTTAAATTCTTGTTTCCTGACAGCCATAGTTTGGAAGTATAGGGTATATTTAAAAAGATCAAAAGTCTTTAAGAAGTAAAGGAGAAGTCGCTAGGGGTGGGTTTCAATGTTCGCGGACTTTTTTAATCGTCGGATTCTTTATCGTA